GCCGACGATTTCAGAAGTTGATGCGTGAGGCACTCGAAACCGTAGTCAAGCGTGAGGTCCGCGAGGTGCGAGCGTTGCATCAGAAGCACATGCGGACGCGGGACAACGTCTCATTTCTCGCCGCACTCGAAGGATTCTACGGCGCGTTCGATGACGTTGTCCGTGAAAATCTCCAGAGCATCATGGAGTTGTATGCCGGTGAAGTGTCGAGGTTCGCCGCGGCTGAAGTCGATGGAGAGTCTGTCCCAGACGTGTCTGCATTCCTCGACCGATACATGGACGCGATGGGCGACCGATACGCCAAGCGCTCCCGCCTCGACGTACATGATGCCCTGGACAAAGAACTCGCAGGCGACGAAGATGCAATTGACGAACTCATGGATAAGTGGGTTGATGGTGCGGATACTGTCCGCTCGAAAGCTGACCGTATTGCGTCCGCTGAAGGTGTGAGGCTTGGCGAAGCGGCGGCTGTCGCGGCGTTGGTATCTATGTCTGTGACGGGATTCCGCTGGAATACTGTTGGCGAGAATTGCCCATTCTGCGACGAACTCGCAGGGCAAATAGTTGGAGTCGAACGAAGTTTCGTCAGTAAGGGCGACACCGTAGGTACGGGCGGGAACACGATTACAATGTCCAGCGATATCAATCATCCGCCGTTGCATGACGGCTGCGATTGCTTTGTTACACCGGAGAGACTGTAATGCCAAAGAGACGCACTGTAGAGTTCCGCCGAGTGTTCCCGTTTGAGTTGCGGGCCGATGGCGACGGCGATGATGATGCGCGAATTATCTCAGGGTATGCCGCCGTCTTCGATTCAGAATCGGAGCCGATAGGCGGGCGGTTTAGAGAGGTCATCCGCTCGGGCGCATTCAAGAAGACGATCCAAGAATCTGATACACGCGCGTTGTGGAACCACGACAGCGCCATGCCTCTGGGCAGGACCGCAAACGACACACTTGAATTGAGGGAAGACGATCACGGCCTTGCGTTCAAGCTCCATCTGCCTGACACCACTGCGGGCCGCGATGCGTACACGTCAATTCAGCGGGGCGACGTATCCAATATGTCATTCGGATTCAACGTCATCAAGGAAAAATGGAGCGGCCAGGCAAGCCGTGAAGGTGATGAAGAAAACACCGAATTGAGGGAACTGCTAGAGGTCGCGTTACACGAAATATCACCTGTTACTTTTCCCGCGTACACGGCCACAGAGGTCGAGGCGCGGACAATCGAATCAATCATTGAGGCACGTCAACCAGACGACACCACTCCCGAGCCGGGGCCAGCGCCCCACTCCGAAGCCGGACCGCACGCGATACGCCTCGCACACCGGAAACGACAAGTTCAACTATTGGAACTTGAAGGGAGTGGAACCCATGCCAACGTTGAGAGAATTGGTCGAAGAAAGAGCGCAGACCGTTTCGGAGATGCGCCAACTCAATGACCTCGCCGAAAAAGAAAACAGAGATCTGACCGACGAAGAGAGCGCCAACTACTCGAAATACTTCGAGGACGTCGAAGTTCTCAAGAGCCGCATCGAGCGCCGCGAAAAGCTAGACCAGCAAGAGGCCGAGTTGGCCGCTGTTGCCGCTGAAGCTGGCGATGATGACGCTGAATCCAGGGACGGCGGCGGTAGCGCGTTGCTGGCCCCGACAGACGCCGTGGTCGGCCCGCGTGGTACACCTGAATATCGCCACGCTTTTGGCGAGTTCTTGCGCACGAAGAATCTAGCGCCTGAGTATGCGGATGTCTTGGACTGCGTGGATATTCGTGCGCTCCAGGTGGACAGCGACGAAGCGGGCGGATACACGGTCATGTCTGAGCAGTTTCTGGCTCAGGTCATACAGGCCGTGGATGACATGACGCATGTCCGGTCTCGCGCAACTGTTCACACTGTTCCGAACGCTCAGTCTCTGGGTATTCCGTCGCTCGATGCGGACCCGGCGGACCCGACGTGGACAAGCGAACTCAGCACCGGTTCTGAAGATTCTACGATGGACTTTGGCAAGCGTGAGTTGAGACCTCACCCGCTGGCCCAGTTCATCAAGGTCTCGAATCCGCTGCTCCGTAGATCCACCATTGGGGCCGAAGCGCTCGTGCGCGAGAGGCTGTCGTACAAGCTCGCGACCGTACAGGAGAATGCGTTCCTGAACGGTAGCGGCGCAATGCAGCCGCTCGGCGTATTCGTGGCCAGCGACAACGGGATTCCCACGGGCCGCGACTTTGGCGACTCCGACAATACGACTACGGCTATGGTCGTGGACGGACTCAAGGACACGAAGTACGGACTCAAACAGCAATACCGTTTCAGTCCGACCTCCGCGTGGATGTTCCACCGTTCGGGCGTCGAGCAGATCTCCAAGCTCAAGGACGGCGAAGGCCGGTACCTGTGGGCGGAGAGCATCCGAGTCGGTGAGCCGGACAGGCTCCTGAACATTCCCGTTCTCGAATCCGAGTTCGCTCCGTCCACGTTCACCACTGGCCTCTACGTCGGGATACTCGGCGACTGGAAATTCTACGCCATCGCTGACGCTCTTGGCGGAACCATTCAGCGGCTCGACGAACTGTACGCCATCACCAATCAGGTAGGGTTCATCTCCCGCGTGGAGGCGGACGGCCTGCCCACTCTTGGCGAAGCGTTCGCGCGGGTCAAGCTCGGATAGCGTCTGCGAAACGAAACGAACTCCAACAGGGAGACAGAATATCATGGTTGAAAATCTCGGAAAGAATGTCAAAATATCGTCGGCGCTGGTATATGCGTCGGGGACGGCGGATCGCAACGGCGCTATCTTGGACATGTCGGGATGGGACGGAGTCCTTGTCATAGCCCGAATTGCGGCTGTGGCGGCGGGCGGCACCAACTCCATTAAGATGCAACAGGACACCGCTGTAGGTGGCGGCTCGATGGCAGATTTGCTGGGCACCGGCATCACGATTGCGGACGATGACGATGACCAGATATTCGCCATCGACCTTGTTAAGCCCCGCGAGCGATACGTCCGCTGTGTGATTGACAAGGACACGTCCAACGCGATGGCGGAAGACGTTACCTACATCCAGTACGCGGGGAGCAAATTCCCGTTCGCACAGAACCAGGCGGACGCTGTCACGTTCGAGCAGCACACGAGTCCTGCAGAGGGCACCGCTTAGCCCACGGGCCCAACTGTGACCCGACTGTCCCGCCGCGAGGTTTGTCCTTTTCGGCCTCGCGGCGGGCGGTCAAAACAACACGGAGAAACGAACATCATGAATAGATACCTGACAATCATTGCCGCGACTATTGCGGTGGTCATGGTCGGTACTTGGTTCGGCATGAGTCAGGTATCAGGTCAGGGCCAAGGCATCCACAGAGAACAAGGCGGACTTCGCATGGTAGTTCCGTCTTCGGGTTCGCTCGATATTGAATCCGGCGGCGAGCTGGATATCGAAGCCAGCGCAGATCTCATTCTGACGGGTGAGGTCAGGCATGTTCCCACTGATACGGTACCGACCGCCGTCGAGGGACAGGTGTACTGGGATGATTCTGAGAATGCGATGAAGCACCATAACGGCACGAGCTTTGTGGCGATCACTGCGGGGTCTGGCGATAACACGCTTGACAACGCCTATGACCAGGGTGGCGCGGGTGCTGGAAAGAAAGTCGAGGTTGACAATGGCGCGGTTGAGCTTGAGGTAGACGATACCTCGAATAATCCCGCATTGCATCTTGATGGCGACGACGTCACCAACGATCCTACTGTGTTGCTCATCGAGAACGTGGCGGATGCGGCGAACGCTATCACGATTGACATTGATGCGCAGACCACGGGCCGTGACATTGAGGGCACTGGCGCAAGCTGGCATGTGACGGGCGCGGGTGTGCTCACCGCATCGGATGCGCAACTCACCACCGCCACCGTGTCGGGGACGCTCACCCAATCGAATGTGACCTTCGGCAACGGTGGCACTATCAACAACGACACCAATAACGAGATTGAGTTCTCGGAGAATTCTGAGGAGTTGTCGTTCGCGTTCACCTCGAACACTGTGACGTATGCCACAGACACGGCTATCGACGCTTTCGCGTTCGGCGTAGTGGATGACCTGAGCGGCATAGGAACTCTCGCATTCGACGCAGCTGCTTCGACCGTGACGCTGGCTTCGGACGGAGCTGCGCAGGACCTGACTATCCAGGTGACGGGCGCTCAGAATTCTAGCCTCGTACTCACGTCAGCCGGGACGGCGGCAGATGCCATGCAGTTGACCACGACTGCAGGCGGAATCGATATCACCAACGGCGGCGCGGCGGGCGGTGAAGATATCGATATTGCGGGCACGTTGGCGTCTGTGAATATCACATCTGCCGAGAGTGTTGCGGATGCTATCAAGGTAGAATCCACGCTTGGCGGTGTGGACATTCTCGCGAGCGGCGCGGCGGCGGGTGAAGATATCGACATAGTCGCTACCGGCAGCTCTGTGAATGTGACCGCGACCGAGGACGTCGCCACGTCTATTGTGCTCTCTTCGAGCAACGGCGGAATCGACATCACTGCGGCCAGTGCGGCGGCGGGTGAAGATATCGACATATCGTCTACCGGTAGCTCTGTGAATCTGAGCGCCGACGAAGCAGACGCGGCTGCAATCAGTATTCAGGCGAGCGGTGGCGGAATTGACGTTGACGCCGTTGACGATATCATTATCACCGTGGCATCGAGTGCTGGCGCGGATGACTTTCGCCTAATACAGACGGGCGCTTTTGATGCGTCAATCAGCGCAGAGGCGGCAGGTACCGGGACCGATGCGATTAGGCTACAGGCCAGCGCAGGCGGAATCGATATTGATGCAGTTGATGATATCAACATTGCCGTCGCATCGAATGCCGGAGCGGACGATCTGAATATCGTACAGACTGGGGCAGTAGATTCCTCAATTCTGTTGACGGCGGCGGGCACCGGGACCGATGCCATTGGTCTCACTGCCAGCGCGGGCGGGATTACTCTCTCGGCTGCGAGCGGCGATATCAATGTTGTGCATGACCTGGACGTTGATGCGGCCATCGTAGGCGACGGCGGCGGCGCGGTAACGGGAATGCTACTGGATGTGACAGACGACACCGACGGCAAGACTGTACTAATCGCCGAATCTGGTGGAATCGAGACAAACGCTGGCGCGGGCGGCGGGCAGATTTGGAATCTCCCCGAAGCATCGACAGCTATAGGAATGCAGTTCACCTTCGTGGTGATGGCCGCGCAGAATCTCGATATCAATCCTGACGACGCAGATATAATTTTGACCGCGACGAATGCGGCGGGTGACGCGCTTAGGTCAGCCACTGTGGGCGACACGGTTACGATTGCGGCTGTCGATGCAACCAATTGGGTTGTAATCTCGATGTATCCCACGAACACTGACTGGACCGACGCCGATTAACGGAGGCAAATATGAGCTTCATTCAGCGACATACCGTCGCGGTTACGACTGATGCGAGCGGCGACTCCGAAGACTTCACATCGGAGCCAATCAACGGCAAGCTGTCTCAAATCATCTATACAAAAGATGATTTCGACGCGGGCGTAGATTTCACAATCACCGCAGAGGCCACTGGCCGCAGCTTGTGGGTAGACACGGACGTCAACGCAAGCGAGACCGTTGCGCCCAGGATACCGACGCACGATACTGCAGGTGATGCGAGCCTGTACGCGGGCGCGGGTGAGGCTGTCGAAGACAAGATATGCCTCGCTAATGAACGCATTAAGATAGTGACTGATGAGGGTGGCAACATCAAATCAGGAACATTCGATTTCATCATCGACTAACAAAGGAGCCATCATGGCTACGAAGACAATCAGGACACGTAACAGGCTCGCAGGACCGGATGGAAATTTCCCGCCTGGGACCGTGCTCACTATGGATGCGTCTAAAGCCGACCAACTCATTTCCGAAGGGTTTGCCGACGAAGTCGGTATAGGCGCTGAGCCGTCGCCGAACGACTCCTCGGCGGCGGCAAGCGCTGAAGTCAAGGAAGAGGTCATCGAAACCGCTGAAGGCGATCCTCCTGAAGAGATTGCGGCCAAGGTTCCGAAGCGTAAAGGTCGTGGGAAGTAACGTCCGGGATGTCCAATCTCTACTCAAACCTTGCCGCAGTCAAGAACAATCTCGGTATCACTGGCACTGATCATGACACAAAGATACTACGTTTTCTTGAAGCGGCCAGCCGTGCGATAGACCTGTATTGTGATAGGTCATTCTCTTCGTTGACGGCGACACGGTATATCACTCCGAACGACTCGCAGTTGATTGTGGTTCCTGATTTGCTGAGCGTTACGACACTCACTGTTGACAGCGAGGGCGACGGGACATACGACGGTGAGACTTGGACGGAGGGTACAGACTTCATTCTGTTTCCTCGCGAACGGTTTCCAGCATGGCAACTTTACGCGCCACGCTGGGGAAATTTCGCATTCTCGGATGGCGTCAAGGACTACGTCAAGATTGTAGGAGTCTGGGGATACGGAGACGGCTTGTCTGCGTCGCCGTGGCGGGCGATTAGCGAGACCGCGACCGTCGCGGACACGACAACCACTACAGTCACTATGAGTGCGACCGTCGCGGATATTGTCGAGGTGGGCGACACCATCTTAATAGCGTCCGAGCAGGTCCACGTCACCGCTGTATCGGGTGCGACCGTCACCGCAGACAGGGCCGAGAACGGCACGACGGCGGCTGCACAAGCAGGCGGCGGCGCGGCTGTCAGCATAGCACGATATCCTGCGGACGTTGTGGAGTTGGCTGCGTGGCTCGCGGGCTACGAGTTCAAGCAGCGCACGACACAAGGGATGGCACAAGAGAAAATCGGCGACTACTTTTACAGCGTGTTAGTTGATGGCCGAGACCGTGGGATGGAACGGATTCTGAGAGGGCTTCAGCGGCACGAGGTTGCCGCATGAGTTTCCGTACGTTGCTGAAAACGACATGCACGTTGCAGAACCCCACGTATGAGGATTCCACCGATTTCAATACCCGCGTGCCCACGTATCCCGGCACGCAGTCTACTCTCGTGCCTTGCAGATTCGAGTCCAGCGCCGACGTGCAGGAAGAGAACCCGCATGGCAAAGTCGTATCGGCGTTCAGGTTTTGGTGTATGCCTGACCAGACGGTCAAGGAAGACACGCGGGTAGTGATAGATTCGACCACGTATCTGGTCACGAAGGTGGAAAGCCAACAGGGCGGCCAAGCTCACCACATCAAGGCTCTTCTCAGAGAGATTGAGACACTTTAGCTATGGCTGCTCAACGAGACGCACAAGGACGATTCATAAAAGGGAGCGGTGGCGGAGGTGTGTCCATCGAGTGGACCGACAAGCAAATGCTACGCGACTTGCGCGATCATATGCTCCCTCACTTTCAGGCGTTCGCCGCCGACGTGGCGAGTGCTGCCAGTGCAGCCGCTCCCGTTGATGAAGGTGAGTTGTCTCAGAATATCAAGATGGAAAAGATGGATAAGAAGCCGTGGCAGATTAGCGGATTCTCCAGCAGCGTCAAGGGCAAGATATTCGCACGGGTGGTTGCTGACGTGCCTCATGCTCTGTACGTGGAATTGGGGACGAGCCGACAAGAGAAGCAGCCGTATCTGTGGCCGACGATGGAACAGAAAAAGAACGAACTCCGTAGTCGCCTGTCACGGGACAAGTACATCGGCACGAAGGTTGCCGGGCGGTGGTGAAGTAATGGCCACAGCGGCGATAAACGAGCTCGTGGTGATGCGAGAGTACTTGATTGCTAGCGGCGTCAAGAATAACGAGGTATCTGGATCGACCGTGCCCGATAAAGTCGCAGCCGCGAATGTGTGCATCGACGAACTGAATAACGACATTGACGCGCGTGCGGCAGCGGCGATTGTAATCAGTCGCGTTGGCGGCGACATGAACGGAGACGCGAACCACCAAGCGTTTAACCCGATACTGGAGATTCGGTGTTTCGGCGGAACACCTGAGCCCGATGAGTGTCACGTTCTTGCACAGGCTGTCAGGGACCGGCTCGAAGGGGCTACGAATGAGGTCTTGTCGTCTGGCCGCATAGTCTCGTGTGTAGAAGTTCTGGGGCCGCAAATCGTGCGCGATCCCGTGTCCGAAGAGTACTTCGCGTTTCCGCGATACCAATGCCACATGATGGCATAAGGAGAATGAGATGGCTGTTGAGGTGACTGAGAAAGTACAAGCGCAGATATCCGACGGTGTGGCCACGATGCTCTATGAATTTCCTGGCATGTGGCTTGCCACGGATGCTGGCAAGAAACGGCGCGATGAGATGATACCGGTGTTCGAGCAATACCTGGACAGCCAGGGGGTCACGATTGCGCCGCGAATGGGCGATGCGCACGCAGATAGAGTTGCTGCTTCACAAGGCAAGAAACTCATCAATCCGATAATCTGTATGCAGACTTCGGACCCTAACAGGTGCGCATTACGCGTGCCTGTGGTTCCAGTGTTGGACGTATCGAAAGAGAAGACAGCGAAAAAGCCACCGGCCAGCACGCTGTAGAACATTGTCGCGGGAGGAGTCGCCTGTGAAACCTATAGGAGATAGATGAGATGACAGTTACAGCGGCGAATATTCTCGCGGGATTCCCCGGTATATACCTCGCCCCCACCGGCGAAGCATTGACCGAAATTGACGACCTTACGCCTCCGGCGGTGACGATTACCCCGGCGGGAAACTGGGTCATCTTAGGCGGCACATGGGAAGAATACGAACTCACCCTAGAGCCTGCGTTTCTGTTCGACCGGATCAACGAGACGAACGGACCCATCAACGCGCATCTCGACCAAGAGGAGGGTAGTCTCAAGCTGAAGATTGCAGAGCGGGATTTCACGCATCTGAATATCATGTCTTCCTCGTATTCAACGCTGGCCACAGTCGCGTCGGGTGCTGACCAGGTTGCGCAAGACACGCTCACGACAGGTTCAAAGGCGGTCACGACGCAGACCGCGATACTGATTCTTGCTACTTCGCCAGAGG